GATGGCTACCTGGGGACCATCAACACCCGGCGTGGAGATCGCCTCCTCGACAGCCTTAAGACCAGGGCCAACCAGCGGTCTTATGTCAGGGGAGTCCACAAGGGTGAGCGTATCGACCCGGCTGACTACCTATGGCCGGGACAGCTACAGCCTGAGGATGGGTTACGCCGGCAGATCACCACGGCCATGCCCTTTGACACCATGGTGCTGAATGACCGCGCCGCGCCCCGGCTCGATCTTGTGCCTCAGTACAGCCCGCGCCAGGAGGCGATGATGGGGGCTGACGCCGGCATCGGACGCTCCAATCAGCTACGCAAGCTCGCCCCGCCCTGGAGGTAGTGATGTCGACATTAGGTGAAGGCTGGGAGTTCCATCCCCTGGGAGGGGATGGTGGGGGAGGGCCAGCAGCACCGTCCTCACCGGTAGGCGGTGGGGACCAGGCACCGCCTCTACACCCTCTGACCGCCCAGCCGAGTTCCATGCACGAAGTGGGGCCTACCAGCAAGATTGGCCCTGGCATGTACAAGGGCACCCAGTTCGCTGCCAGTGGCCTGGGCCGCTACATGAACCGCAACAACAACGGGATGCAGTTCAACAAGCCGGCCATCATGGACGCCGTCAAGAAGGGCATCCAGATGCACGACGACGCCAAGTACTACCGCTCACACGGCATGGGAGCGGCGCTGCGTAACACCCTGGGCATGCCCCAGTTGCCGTCCCATAGGAACGACGAGATCAACTCCAGGTTCCAGAGGAACACCAACAATGTGCAGGGAGAGAACCCTGGCTACGTCGAGGCCAACGTCGCCACCAGGGCTGCCCATCCCAGCGCCGATCCGAATGACCTCATTTTCTAATGGCGAACTTTGACGAGTTCTTCCCCTTCGATCCTGGCTACGGTGCCTCTGCCAACGCGGCCCGATGGCGGAAGATGGCGAACCTCTGGATGGCGGATGGGGTACTCGCCAACTACCTGAATCAGATGAACGCCACCGTGGCCGGCACCACGGTCACAGTGCAGACCGGCGCAGTGTTCATCCACGGCTACTACGCCGAGATCATCAACCCGCAGACCTTCACGGTAGGTACCGGCACCATCGTGGCCCAGGTCAACTATGCCAACGAGGTCGTGGCCCTGATCTACCGCGACACCGTGGTGGACTATGGCACTGGTGGATTTCAACAGGACACCAACGTCTGGGAGATCCCCATCTGGGGGGCTTCCACTACAGCGGGAACGACAACCCTCCTCGATCTGCGGAACCTCATCAACCCGGCCACGGGCCTGCGCTGGTGGGCTAACCAGCAGGGCGCGACACCGCTCGCCGCCAGCGCTACGGGTCAGTTCAGCTTCGGCATAGCTCGTATCCCATACGCCGCGCAGGGCTTTCTACAGGGCACCTTGGTGATCACCTTCTCTGACATGAGCCAGGCCCAGAGCGCCATCTGCCAGATGACCTACCAGTGGGGCCAGGCCGATCAACAGGTCAGCCCAACCATCACACCGTCTGGCGGGGGCACCTTCAATGTCGGCACCAGCATATCCATACCGGTCGCGCTGACCGGCACCGTACCAGTGACTCAAGGAAAGAAGACCTTCGGATGGAGAGTGACGTCGGGGACGGGACCGGGGATTCAGGTGTCACAGATGACACTGAGCCTGTGGACGGGGGGCCGACCTCCGGTGGTGTGATCACCTATGAGATCAATGACGAGGGCAAGTTCGTGAACGTTGAAACCGGGGAGGAATATCCGCCTTACCCACCTGGCCCTGACTTGGTCCCCCATGAGGAAACCCTGCCCCCATGGCTGTGGGAGCAGCATCTCACCCCACCACCACAGGAAGTTGAACCGTGACCCTGCTCGACTCCTACTTCCCGTTCGACCAGGGGCCTGGCGCGACCGCCACGCCGGCCAACTGGCGTCAGATGGCGCGGCTGTTCTATGGCACTGGAGTGGTTCCTGGCAATCAGAACCAGCTAGCCGCCACCATCTCCAGCGGCACCGTGACCATCCAACCAGGAGCGGTCTGGGTCGATGGGTTCTTCGGGCAGAGCAATGTCAACAAGACCGTCACCGGAGTCAGTTCCGGGTTGGTGGTAGCTCGCATGGATCTTGCTCAGCGGCAGATCTATTTCCTGTACCTACCTGGCACCAGTACCCCTGGGCAGAATCCCCTGGCGACGACCTACGACGTCCCGCTCTATCAGGTCACATCAGCCACGGCCATGACCGACGTGCGTCAGTTCTGCCAGGCCGATCCCCAGAAGATGGCTCGTGGCCGCATGCACCGCAACGCGGCGTACACCACCAGCACGGCGCTTTACACCTATGGCTTCGACGCCATCGACTACGGCTCCAACTGGAGCGGTTCCACCTTTGTATGCCCCTATGCCGGCGACTACATCTGCATGTCCCAGGTAGGCTTTACCTCCACCGCCGCCGGCCAGTGGTACAACATGAGGCTCGTCCACAACACCACCCTGGTGGCCTGGAACGGCACCTCCAATGCCACCGTGGCTGGCGCTGTCATGGTGACCCAGGTGCAGGACGTCGTCCCCTGTAAGCAGGGTGACACCCTCTTCATTCAGCACAACTGCTCCACCAATGGTTGCAACGGAGCAGTGGGTGCGTACTACGCCTGGTTCACCGTGAGGGCCTTGCCATGACCTTCATCCTGCCGGCGAACTTCCGCCAGCTTCCTCCTGTCTGGGAGATGGCTCAGCCTTTCCGGGTAGACGCTACCGGGGCCATCGCCTTCGACCTCGATCCCGAGCGTTGGGCCATCAATCACATCCTGGCGATCCTGCTAACCAACCCTGGTGAACGGGTCATGCGGCCCTCTTATGGCGTCGGCATCTACCGCTACGTGTGGGAGAACGATGACCCTCTGGAGGAGCAGCAGATGATCGCGGCGATCAACACCCAGGTCGCCACCTACGAACCGAACATCACCCTCACTGACGTCGAGTTCACACGACCGTTCCACCCCAACTACACCGGGATCGTAGAGCTAAAGATCTCCTTCACGGTGGGCAACTCACCCACCACGTACACCTTCGATGTCGCCCTCAACGGTAGCCAGGTGGAGATCACCGCATGAGCATGGCCCCAGTCTCTATCGGCACGATTGCTGACGTCATTCCCACCAGCGTCAACGTCCCGCCTATCGACTACTCCAGCCGGGACTACACCAGCCTGGTCAACGACATGCTGACCCTGATCCCGAGCTATCTGCCCGAGTGGACAGACAGGTCACCGGGCGACTTCGGCATCATCCTGCTGGAGCTATTCGCCTACGTGGGCGACGTGCTGAACTTCTATACCGACCGGATCGCCAACGAGGCATTCATCGGCACGGCCCAGCAGCGCTCCTCGATCCTCAACATCGCCACCCTGCTGGACTACATACCTCACGGCAATGTGTCGGCCACGGTTGGAGATGTGATGCACCCCCTCACGGGTGGGGGCCTCCAGTTCACCATCGCCAACGGTGTCGGCCCTGCCCCCACCCCGGTCCTGGTCCCCAAAGGCACCCAGGTGTCGACTCTGCTCATCGGCACCCCCATCATCTTTGAGACCGTCGCGGACCTGTGGATCTACGGGGATCAGGTCACCACCACCATCAATGGCACCGGGACCGGACAGCCGAATCAGCAGTACTACCTGGGGGATACCACCGGAACCATCCCCTGGCCCACCTACAACTTCACCGGGGGTGGTGGCAACCAGTCAGTGGTCGTGAACGGGGTCACCTGGACCCTGGCCCCCAACAACACCTTCGTGGGTGTGCCCTCCACCGGCACGGCCTCCCAGGTCTACACCGTCATCAATGGCACCACGGTCCTGTTCGGCAACGGCACCAACGGCCAGGCCCCGGTCAACAACGCCACCATCGTGATCACCTACCAGCCGGCGGCTCCGAGCAACTACACAGGACTGGTCGCGGCCAAGCACGGCCAGTCGACCATAGGTGAGAACATCGGAGTCTCCGCTGGGATCGAGAACCAGGCATACAGCCTGTTCAACACCCCGGTAGTGGACGGGAGCATCATCGTCTATGTCGATGAGGGCAGCGGACCCCAGGTCTGGACGTACCACCAGCGCATCATCGACGCCTTCTCCGCTGAAGCTGCGTACACCCTCTCTGTCGATGCCAACGGCGTCGTCACGGTCATCTTCGGGGACGACCTGACCGGTCGCATACCGGCTCCTGGGGCGGTCATCACAGCCGACTACATGGTGGGTGGTGGGGCCATCGGCAACGTGGCTCCGAACTCGCTCACCCAGCTACAGACGGGCCTGTCCCAGGTCAGCGCGGTCAACAATGCTCAGGGAGCTACGGGCGGTGCCGATGCCGAGAGCATCGATCACATCCGCATCCATGCCCCCCTCTCGATCACGGCTATCAATCGCGCTGTGACCCTGGATGACTACGCCGCCCTGGTACTGAACAACCCCAGTATCGCCAAGGCCGCGGCCATATCCACGGCCTACAACGCCGTGAATATCTACATCCACCCGGCGGGCAGCTTCATCGCCTCTCCTATGCCATCTGTGCCACCAGGACAGCCTGCTGGCTACAACCTGATTAACCGGGTCAACGCCATAGCTCCTCAACTCACCAACTCGGCCATGACTGGTTACATGGACAATAAGAAGATGGTGGGGACGTCGATTGTCGTACTGCCACCCCAATACAACCTCAACGGTGTCCTCCAGGCTGGCTACGTCCCGGTCAATGTGACCGCCAACGTACAGGTACTGCCTCAGTACCACACCACCGCGGTACAGTCAGCAACGGTGGCAGCCATCCAGAACCTCTTCCTGTTCTCGGTGGTGGACTTCGGCTCCAGGATCACCCTGTCGAGCATCTACCACGCCCTCATGCAAGTGGAGGGCGTGGACTACGTCAACGTCACCGTATGTTGCCGTGCTGAAGCCTCGCCTCAGGTCTGCGCCGACGTTGTCTGTGCGGCCTACGAGATCCCCCAGGTGAACCCAGGCGGGATCAACGTGACCGCACAAGGAGGCGTGAACTACTGATGGCCGCGACCTTCCCTGCCGCGATCAAGGTCTTCTCGGTCTTCCACGACTACACCGACATCATCTGGGCCTTAAGCATCAATGAGTGCCATGACGAGATCGTGGCCCTGGAGTCAGTGGTAGGCACTAATCCCTTCAGCGGAACGCCCTACACGAGCGTGAGTGGAGCCATCCAGGATCTCTATAACTCCAAGTCCCCGGCCAACCACACCCACGTTCACAAGAATCTCGGAGAGGACAACCAGGGCAACGACCATCCCCAGTACATGCAGAACAACGGGTACCCCGGCTTCAGCCGGCCCGTAGCGGGCGTGGCCGGTAATGCCCCTGCTGACCTCGTGCCACTCAGCCAGCTACAGAGCTTCGGCTATCTGAACAGCGCTCAGGTGCAGGGCATGGTCAACGCCTCCACCGCCTCCCTCATGGCCGGGGCGCACGGCGGCGCGCCCCTACTCGGTGCATCAGCCTCCACCGCCTGGCGGATCACCGGGGGCCTCTTCTCAGGCTGCACCGATGGCAGTGGCCGGGTGACCTTCTCCTTCGGCATGACCTACAGCCAGGTCGTCCAGTCGGTCCAGATCACCAAGCTGCCTCCTCAAGGGAGCGGGGGCTGCCCGCCCTACAACTGGATCGAGTCCCAGCAGACCCTGGTGGGAGTGTCGGGGAACTCGGCCACGGTCCAGTTCTCTCACGACTACTCCTGGCAGCCCAACATGTGGGTGAGCTTCACCTGGATCGCGATGGGGATCTGATGCCGGTCCCGCCTCCGGTCCCAGCCGCCCAGCGGTACCCCCTAGCGATCAGGGACTTCGTCACCTATCAGAACCAGCCCCAGGACGGCACCAAGATCTTCGTCGCCCAGAACCCGGACGGTACTACCACCACGATTGACCTGACCCTCGACTCGGCCACGGTCACCAGGGATCTGCACACCGAGATCATCAGCCTGGAGCAGACCATCGGGGCGAAGCCCTTCATGGTGCCCACCACCAACACCGTGGGCGGCTCGATCCGGTGGCTCTATGGCAACAAGTCCGACATCATCCATAGCCACCTCCATCGCACATCGACAGCCCTGGGGGCCGACGACCATCCCCAGTACATGCGTGTGGACGGGACCAGGAGATTCACCGCGCCGGTCACCGCGCCTGGAGCGACAAAGGGTAACGACCTCATCAACCTGAGCCAGGCCAAGACCGCCGGCCTCAACTCCTCCCAGGTGCAGGGCATCATCAACTCCACCCTGGCGGCACAGAAGTTCGTGTCTGGCGAAGCCAACCTCACCGGGCCAGATGGCCGGCGCTGGAAGATGGCCGGCGGCATGGCCCAGGGCTACACCGACATCAATGGCAACCTGACGGTCGACCTCACGCCGGCCCGGTTCTCCGGGATCCGCAGCTTCATCTACTGCAAGATGCCCTTCCCCGGCGGCTCCATGCTGGGCTGGTACGCCTATCAGTACATGGAGGATCAACTCGTGCTGCTGGGTCTGTCCAACACCACAGCGATCATCCAGTTCATCGAGGACATCAGGGTGGATCGCCAGGCCCTGGTGTGCATGTGCTGGATGGCACTGGGGATCTGATGGGCGTCTACGGGATCGACTTCTATGGCGTCGGCCACTTCGGGCTAGACCCCTCTACGGTCAGGCCCGACTTCTCGGTGGCCCCCTTCACCTTCATGCCACTGGACTACGCCACCCTCCACCTCCAGTGGCAGACACCGCCGTCGAGCGATTGCGCCTTCCTGCGCCTGGTGCGGAACCCGCGGAACCTGCCCATGGACGAGAACGACGGCTTCCAGGTCTTCGACCTGAGCGACTTCGCGGACAACCCACCTGAGGCCCCGTCCAACGTCTTCGGTGACCCCAATGACGCCATCGTGGTCGACAGCACGCACCACATCACCGACCAGTACCTGTCGTCGGGCTTCCAGTACTACACCATGTTCGGTTGGTCAGCCTCGCAGTTGATCTGGGTGCGCTGCACCGACCTGATCGCCCTGGTGCCACTTCCCTGGGGCTATGGGACGCGGCTCTACAACCTTCTGCCCATGTGTTACCGGGACCAGGACGTGGTCTTGGTCGACCCGTATAACCCATGGCCGGTAGACGGGGCGCAGCCGCCACTCCAGCGCTATCTCCAGTTGATCGGCTTCCAGTTCGACTTCCTCCGCACCGAGCTTGAGTCGCTGATGTCGATCAACGACGCCATGAACTGCTCCGGGGCGCTGCTGCCCCTGATGATGCAGCAGTTCGGCCTGGTGCATGAGCCTGAGATGGGCATGCAGCAGGAGCGCATGCTGGTGGAGAACGCCACCCACCTCTACAAGCTGAAGGGCAGCCCCCAGGGCATCACCGAGTTCGTCACGACCCTCACGAGCTACCCAACCACCCAGCTTGTCCACCACGGGTACAACCTGCTGCTGGTCCGCGACGACGGGGTCATGGCTAACAGCGTGGGCACCTGGCAGAACTGGCCTCCTGTTGGCAGTGGCTTTCCCTCTATCGGCGGTGCAGCTACAGGGCAGACCTTCACTCAGATCCCCACCGTGCCTGGCAACCCGCTGACGATCTACTCCACCAACTTCCCGACGTTCCAGGTGCCCTACACCAATAGCGGGATGCGCCTCCAGGCCACCGGAGCCGGCGATCTCTACGCCACCACGGCCAAGATCCCCGTCACCGACTTCCTGTCCTCGACGTACAGCCAGGGGCACATCACCTTCACCATCCAGATCTACTCGTCGGTGGCCCGCACGGTGTGGCTGTCCCTGTGGGGTGACGCCGGCACCGGCACCCCGTTCCAGATCGTGGCCCCTACCAGCTTCACCGAGACCGCCAACCAGTGGACCCAGATGACCATCACGGGCACCATCAGTCCCTATCCGGGTACTACCCCTGGCAACCCGTACCCTCAAGGGCCAGCCAGCTACTCCTGGATCTACCCCCGCATCCGCGTCCAGGGAGCGCTCGCCAACGAGGCCCACTACGTCACGCTGTGCGCGGTGTGGCCTTGCCTCCCCCGCCAGGTGGGTGTCGACACCCCGGTCTACGACTACCCCCGCGACGTCAAGGTACTGGTGCAGCCCACGGCGTCGAACCTGCTGCCCAACACCCTGACCTCGTTCAGTCGGGTGGACCCCAACACCGGCCAGCCGACACGCATCGGCTTCGACGGCCTGACCAGCGCCATCGACCCTCTGCATGCCACAGCCAATCCGACCGGCACCCTCATCTACCGCCCCTACAGCATCGAGGATCCTGCTGACCTCGTCCCGGTCAACGGCAACGCTGCACTGGGTATCGATGCTGGGCCTGGTGCCACGGTGTGGTTCGGCACGGTGTCCTCGTGGTCGACGCCTCCACCCACTCCCCTGGGCTGGTTCGCTCCCACCCATGACTGGTTCTTCGGAGCCAGCCAGGGGCCAATGCCGCGGCCCTGGTTCGACCCGGTCTACTCCTGGTTCATCACGAATCAGCAGTGGTTCGGTGTGGGCAGTGCCTGGAACAACGGCCTGTGGCTCCCCCCGCCGCAGCAGCCCACCATGACCGGCAACCTGTTGCCCTTCCAGGTGCAGGCGGGTCAGCCGTTCAACTTCTCGATCTATGCCCAGTACCTGACGGTGCAGGATCCCTCAAACGCCTTGATGCAGTTGGGTTTTCGCTGGTACTTCCCGGACGGCACCTGGGTGGAGACCACCACCAATGCCCAGATCACCCAGCAATATCAGCGGTACAGCATCGCCCCAAGTGGGGGTGCATTTTCTCTGGGAGAGCCGCCCGTGGAGGCCATCACAGGCGTCCTGCCCACCACCATGTTCCCCTTCGTGCGCTTCCCCTACGCCCAGCAGGCCAGGTTCTTGATGAACTCGGCCATGCTGACGCCGGCAGACCCCACCGTGACCTGGCCCCCACCATATATGGACGCCAGTTCTCAGTCCCAATCGTCCGGGGATTTTGTGCTGGACCCGGTCAGCAACGCCAGCTATTTATACCCCCGGCGCACGCCTCGCATCGCTCGCCTGAACGAGCAGATGTACCGTTGGCTGCCCATGGGAAGCACGTACAGCATCACCTACGCCTCAGGAGCCGTCACACCGCCGCTCGATCCGACACTGTGGCCGTAGACCTGGGCTTCGCCCTGATCATCGGCTTTGGGGCCACCCGAGTAACCGAGCTATGGAAGGAGGTGATGCTACGCCTGGGCATCCTGCGTCAGCAGGCATGGTGGAAGGCGGGCCTCAACCTCCTAGTGTGTGCCCTGCTGTCGTTGCTCGTCCTGCACCGTCCCTGGGAGACCAAGGTGTTGATCGCGGTGGGAGCCTCCGGGGTGTCCATGCTCGTACACGCGACCGACACCACCCTGCGCCACTGGCGAGATCGGATCGTTTCTGAGGTACTACAGCGGGGTCGTCGGAGGTAAGTGCTGGACTTGTAGTACCCGAACCTGTATCGTCACAATCACTACCTCCCTTCCAGCCCGGAGTTAGTGCGGTAGCTGAGGCCCCCCGACAGAAGGGGGGCCTCACGCTTCTCTGGGCACCGGAGGAAATCCCCCAGGGCCTACATGGGGCCGACTGGCGGTGCAAGGGTGGACGTGGGCGGATTACCCAGACAGTTCTCCCATCGCGAAGGAGGCGCAATGCCAAGAGGAAAACCACCGGAGGGAATCACCATCGGATTCCTGGGTACTGGGGAGATGGAGGCCGATCCCGCCACCGACCTGATCGAGGAGTTCCTCAACGAATCGATCAAGCCCGATGAGCCGGCGAAGTTCATCTTCCCCCTGACCCAGGACGAGTTCAGCGACTCCCTGGCGGGCCTGGCCGACATGGCCCGCAAGTCGAAGATCCGCTACGAGGTGATCACCAACGCGGAGGACAAGAAGCGGCGGGCCTTCACCACCATCGCCCAGGGGTCCGCGCACCAGTGGATGGCAACCGACGTCTTCACCCAGATGGAGACCCTCCTGGTGGAGGCCCCCCGGTCGGTGCTGTTCGTCCTCTGGGACGAGAAGCGCGACGACGAGCTTCAGGCCATCGTCGGCAAGTTCATCGACGCCGAGATCCAGGTCATGGATCTGACCAACAACCTGGCGGTCGTGGGCGTCGAGGGCGACGAGGGTGAGGCCCCTGACGAGGCTGAGGAGGAAGAGGCCGGCGAGGAGCCTGACCTCGACGTCGAGGCCGAAGCTGAGGACGAAGACGAGGCTGAGGAGCCGGTGGCTGACGACACCGCGGCGTACACCCGTGCCCAGATGGAGAAAATGAGCCACGCCGACGTCAAGGCCATCGCCGTGGGCATGGATCTCCCTCCCCGCAAGGAGCGGGAGAAGATGATCGTGACGATCCTGGAGAAGCAGGGCACCCCTGAGGTGGCCGCAGAGGCCCCTGTGCGGTCCCAGGCGGTCCCAGTCGGTCCTGTGGACGATCACGCCCCTCTGCTCGATCTGACGGGCCTCAGGGACATCCTGGACGAGTTCGGCTCCAGGTTCTTCATGGGCCTGGACGAATGGCTCACCAAGTTCAGCGAGGCGGCTGAGGGTTTCGCCTTCAACGTCAAGCCTGAGGAGCCGATGGACGTCGAGGAGCCTGAGGAGGCTCCCAGGGTTCGCCGGCTGAGCCGTACGCCTCGCGCCGGATGACCCGCCGGCTGGTCCGCAGCCAGGATCCAGAGCCTGAGCCAGAGCCTGAGCTACTGGATGAGGCTGACGTCCCACTGCTCTACAGCGCCGAAGGTGCCGCCCGGATCCTGGGCGGCATCTCCAAGGCCATGGTCTACCGGTACGTGCAGCATGGTGAGCTACACCCGGTCAAGCTGGGTACCCGCACCATGTTCACCAGGGAGGAGCTTGAGCGCTTCGTCAAGGCCCTGGTGGAGAAGTGATCACCCGGATGAGATCCTGGCCCAGGAAGAGGATGATGCCGGCCTCACCATCCCGGCGAAATCGCACATCCATGGTGTGACTGGAGATGCTCCTCACCCAGCCAGAGCCGATCTGGCTTTGGCCCCTGGGTCCGCTCGTAGCGGTGCGGTACTCGACGTAGTCACCCACCTGGAAGTCGGGGAGCGGCTCAATCTCTAGCCGCTCCTCGACAGGCTCCATGTCCTCTCCCTGGATCGCCTCCCAGACCTGTGGGGGAGTGATCTCGGAGGTAACGACCAGGGAGAGGCCGTGGGACTCCAACCAGTGCTTGAGGCCCACGGGCGGATCGAGGTGATCGAGGAGATCCTCCCCCATGACCTCCAGGGCATCCATGAGAGCCTCACCGATGCTCTCCACCTGGCCCGAGAGCAGATCCTCCCCGGCGTAGGTCTCCAGGATGGTGCAGATCACGTTGAAGGTCTCCTCGCGGTTCACCGGGTCATGGCCTTGTAGAACAGGAACCCGGCCACGCAGATCAGCACCAGCACGCCCAGCATCATGTGAGTGCCGGCAGGCTCCCTCGATGGACGTTGGCCGTCCTGAGGAAGTGATCCTCGTCGTGGCGGATCTCGATCATCTGCATGAGCCAGGCGTCGCCCTCAGGCAGTAGCTC